TGTAGCAATGTTTCCGGCGAGTTCTTTGCCGTGGTCTTTGAGGTATTCATTGATCTGGCGGGTGAAGGCCACGATTTCATCATAGGCCCCGCCCAGACCTTCACGGCCCAGATATTTCAGGTGTCCCTGCAGGGTGCTGCCTTGGGCCATAAGGGTTTTCTGGACCTCATCAGTTGCGGCCGCCATGCCAGGCCAAAGACCTGCAAGGAACTCCAGCAGATCCCCGGCCTCCCGGTGTTTGTTGACAATATCTGCCCAAGCCGGACCCAGACGGGTTTGAAGTTCTTGGGCGATCATAGAACCGGCCACGGCCTGCCCTTGCATCAGGGCCCGGATTTCCTGGTTAATCTGCCGGTTGGCATCCTGGCCCTGGGTAGCCAGTTTAATTCGGTCAACGACAATCCCCAGGGCGTCCGCCTCTTTGAGGGTGACCGCATAACCTTGCTGGACAAACTGGTTATAAGCCATCATCATCTCAGCAGGTTCGGCGAACTGCTTGGCGGCTACTTCTTCCAGTTTCTTCGCCATTTCGTTGGCAAAAACCAAATTGCGCTTAAAAATATCCCCAAAATCACCTTGACCCGGCTTGGCGATATTGGTCAGGCCCGCGGCTATGCCGATGGTGGCCACCTTGAATTCATCGGCGGCGGAAATGGCTTTTTTGAAAACCATGGCTATGGTTGTGAGGCCGCCCACCGTGGCGGCAACGCGGAGTAATGACCCCGGGAGAGCATCAACAGAGGATTGCAGGCCCCGGACCGAGCCGGTCATGCCCTTCATGGTGGAATTTACTACATACTGCGCCCGGGTAAAGCCCGCCTCAAACCGGGCCAAGTTGGCATTAATTGAAACTTCGAGTCCGCCGAGGCTACCGACCATTTACCTATCTCCACCTGCGGGTTTCCGCGCCGCTTATGGCTTCTTGAGTCATTTCGCGGTCTTTTTGTTCTTCCGCTTTGAGGATGAAATGGGCTGACCATTCCATGATTTCGCGTTGGTCCATCCGGGAGAGAAGCTCTCCCACCGTCATGCCGCCCAGGTGCTCCGCTAGGAAGAAAGCTCTTCTTCTGCCGGGGCGGCTCCGGAGTTTTTTACCATCTCCTCGATTTCCTTCTCGCCCACGCCGTTGAGTTTCATGGCGGCCGACCCCAGGCGATTCAACGCGGCGGCATGGAGCTTGTCGAGGGCCACGGCATCATCGTTGGACATGATCCGCTTCCCTGTCTTATCCACCATGCAGCGCACCAGCAGCCGGGGAATGGAGCCCCTGAGCTTTAACAGGGGGGCTCCATCTTTGTCTTTTTTCACAGGGTCCCGGTTGGTTTCCTGCCACTCTTCAAACTCTTCCCCAAGAAGCGATTGCAGGCGCACGGTGCCCCCGAGCTCAGGACATTTCACGTCCTTGTAAGTCCGGGGGTCTGCTTTAAAAATTTGATCGCGGGTCAAAAGTCCCATGATTCCTCCCTTTCAAAATTGTTTAAGCTTCAGCCCGGCCTAGTGCGCCGGTGCCTTCAAAAGTGGGCTTACAGCCCCCCAATTCCCCCACCTTGCCGTCAAGCGGGTTGTAGCCCGACAGGAAGCCGTTGCCGGTGTATTCCGGGTTATCAGCTCCGGCTACGGCTTGGGTGGGCCGGAAGATCAGGGCGGTGGAGACGCCCAGGGCCGCAAAAAGCACATCATCGACCGAACTGTTGGCGTAATCCTGGGCCATTTCGAGTGAGGCTTTCCAGTCCTTGAGCCCCGCCAGTTTGGTTTTCCAGGTATCGGTCATGCAGGTGGCGTCCTGAATATCAGCGGAGCATTCAAGGCTGATGCTGCGGACGTGATCGGATAGATCGGTGCCACCGATGCTGACGAAGGCCCCCGTTAATACGAGTTTTGCCATGATTTCACCTCCTTAGACTATTCCCGCCAAAACGGCGAAAGTAAAACTCGGGGCAGCTCCCCCGATGGTCCACTTGGCTTTAAAATTTACGTCCGTGATCGGGCCGGCGTCGGTCGCCAGTTCATGACCGATGGCGGCTTTTTGGGCAAAGGTTATGACGGTGGTGTCGGTAATGGCGGTGATGTTGATCTTGCAGCCGGTGCCGCCCGGGGGGGCGACGGTGGTTGATAGGCCGTTAGCCACCGCGTAACCAGATCCCGGGGTGACAATGGACACGCCGGTTACTTCTCCGGACCCCCCCACCGTGTCAACGTTCAGGGTTCCCAGGGAGCCGCCCGACTGAACAACCGTAAGCACATCGCCGCCGCTATATCCTGATCCACCCGCGTTAATGGTCACAACGCTCAGGCGGTCGGCAATGGCGATTACAACGTCCAGGGTGTCGCCCGCAGAGGCGGCGAAGACATGCAGGGCGCCATAAAGGGTTTGGGTGGCGGAATAGGCCCCCAGGTTATATTTGGTTCCCGCTCCGGTGAGGGTGCGGATATCGGAGGCAGCCAGGACTCGCCCGCGGATGAAAGGCAGTGCTCCTTCCGCGTGGAGCTTGTAGGGGTTGACCTCCCCCACCTTGCCGTCAAAAGGAGTATATTGAGAAAGGACGGGTTGGAAAAACCAGGCCCTGTTACCGAAAGCACCATCGCCTTGACAGATGGAGAGAACCGCGTCGGCCAAGGCGATTTGATCGAAGAGCTTTTTATCGGGGTTGCCGGTGACCGCCAGGGCCTCGAAATAGCCGCTCACGTCGGCGATTACATCCGGGATGCCGGGAAGCTTCTCTTTCCAGGTAGCCTTCATGCAGGTGCCGTCCTGGATATCGGTCTTAAGATTCAAGGCTGCCGCGTTGGAAATCCCGCTAACATCCACTTCCGCCAGGTAAATACGGGCATTCATTGTTACTTTAGCCATACCAAAACCCTCCTTACGGGAAAACCTCTGCGATCCTCACGTCAACCGCCCGGCCATATTCCAGGGTGTCGGGTTCGTGCAGGTCCACATCAGAAACAAGTTCTGTGTCCTGCACCCCAGCACTTATATCTTGCCAGCGCTCCAGGGCCAGAATGATTTGGGCGGCCACGGCATCAGCAATGTCTTGACCGTGACTTCCACCATCAACAGTTTCTGCCCAGGCCGTGAATTGCCAGCGGGAGCGGGGCATCCCCCCATCGGTGCCCATGGTGTAGCCTTCCCGGGGGGCGGAAACGCGGAAGAAAGCCACAGCGGGTAAAGTGACCTGTGTCGGCAATATAGGGCGGTAAATCCTGGTCCCCACCAGGGCCGTGAGGCCGGCGAAAGTGGAGAGACGGGTGTAAATTGAGGCTTCGATGGTCATCACTCAGTCCCCGGGTATTTGGGCACCAGCCTTGCGTTCAACAACACCGCCTGGCCCAAGCCCTGCTTTATCAACACCAAGACTGCGGCGGCTTGAGTCTCGAAGCCGGGGCGAAGATAGGGCATTGCCGCCTCTTTTTTGGTCCCGAATTCCCGGAACCTCCACCAGTAGGGGCCGCTTGAAGACCAGGAGTTTCCACCCGTGGACCTGCCGTGCCGGCCCATAACCCCGGAAGCGGCCTTTTTCCGCCTGCGAGGGTATTGTTTTTTCATGGTCACACCGACAAGATAGGTAATATCATCAGGGGTATTGCCCCGCCTCGCGTAGCCCACGATAGACTTTTCCGTGGCACCGGTGGGCTCTTTAAATATGGCCCGGGCATTTTCCCTCGCCTGTCTGACCACTACTTCCGCCCCGGCCTTCACTATCGACCCCAACTGTTTGCCCCGGAGCCTGGCTGGCATCTGCCGAAAGGCTTCGCCAAGCTCCTTGAGGCCCTTGACTTCGATGGTGATGGAGTCAGACATTTTAAAAAACCTCTTTACAGAGCATCGATATTTCCCGGTTGCGTTCTTCTACGTTTATGGGGGGCTGAGTAGGTAAATAAATCCTGGTCCCATAAAGTATTCGCATTTTGGGTGTGAAGCCTGAGAGATAGCGAATAACGATCCGGGTAGTGGTTTCCGGGTGAACTGATTGGGCGGCGAAGAGCATCCTGCCGCGGAGGGGTTCTATCGAGGCCCAAACCGTGGCGAAGGTGATCCAGGTTTCTTGGGGCGCACCGGTGCCGCTGGGGGTTAGGGCGACTTGCTGGATGGTGACTTGATGTCTTAGGCGGCCGATTCTCATTACCAAGCCCTAAAATTAGTTTCAGGAGATAGTTACCCTCTGGGCATAGCGAAGGCTCTGGGCTTCACTCATTTTACGTTTTGTCTCATCAGAATGTTTTTTCCCTTTATGAGCCTCACTATTTTTGAATCTACATTCCTTAGAAACAATTTTACCTTTATTGGCTTCACTAATCTTGTGTCTATTTTCTTCAGAGTGGCGTTTGCCATAAAAACTATTTTTTTCTCCCTTATTGGCCTGACTTATTTTTTTTCTATGTTCTTCAGAATAAATTCTGCCCTTCATTGCTTCACTACGCTTATGTCTGGTTTCGTCGGACTGAACTTTACCAATCATTGCTTCTCTCATCTTTTGTATGTGCTCATCGGAGAATTTTCTACCTTTTAATGATTTGCCAATCTTTCGTTTATGTTCCTCAGAAATAGATTTTCCTTTAAATGCCTGGCCAATCTGAAGCCTATGTTTCTCGGATATAACTTTCCCCTTATGAGCCTCACCAAGTTTTCGCCTGTGTTCTTTAGAGCGAATTTTGCCATATTGCCAATTCTTTTCGCCCCTTTGAGATTCTCCAATCTTGTATTTATGTTCTTCAGAAAATATCCGTCCGCTTAATCCTTCTCCACCATCAGTCAGATTTGCTAAACATCCGGTCCCAAGGTCAATCCGGCCATATTTGGCAATTATTTCTTTCTCCAAATCAAGTGCCACATGTTCTGTCAGTCCATCATGAACAATTTCTTCAATAAAGTCTAAGCCTTGCTTCCATAATTTATGGATTATATTAATCTTTAATGACTTTCTCCCTGGCTTGTGTAATAGAATTTCAGCCTCCCACCTATGCTTACAAATCCTTCCATTGCTTCCTTTTCCAATGTAAAATGGTTCTCCATCAGGCCTGTGCAATATATAGATATAGAAATCATGTTTATCCATAGTTACAATTATAACATAATTAAGATTTGATCTATAATATTTATTTATGTTGCTATAGTAATAATTTTTCTACCATATTCTATAATTTATCAATAATGCATCAATAGCAAACGGGATCGGAAGCACCGTCGCCCCGCCGCTCATGGAAACCATGACTGGTTGGCGTTCTTCGTACCAATGCGAAACCAGGAGCAAAAGTGCCTGAATAAGCGGTTTGGGAATATCGGTCGAGGCCGGGCCATAGCCGCAGGTAAATTCCACGACAATGGGGTTGAGGTTAAAGAGATTGGCCGTGGGCCAGTCGTAATCTTCCTTCAGGACTATCCCGGGTTTCCACTCATTGATGGTATCCACTGAATAGGAGCTGGCGGCAAAGACGGCCTCCACACTGTCTTCGTCGGTGTAAGAGATTTCAGTTATGGTCAAAAGGCGGGGTTTGCCGATCTGGAGGCGATCCCCGGAAGGCCAATCGTCTTCGTATTGCTCCCAGGTCTGGGTAATCAGGGGCCCGCAGAATTGCTCCACATATTGGCGGGCCGTGGTGATTAGGGCAGAAAGGTAAGTGTCCTCTATCGAGTAGGGCGCGCTTTTGAGGACCGATACCCCGAATTCACAGGTGGCCCCGGCGACGGTGGCCACCACCCGGATATATCTTTTCGTGCCGGTGTATTCTTTTTCTTGAGTGGCATTGTCATTGGCTTCGGTGACCAGGGTAAAGGCGCCGGTGGCCCAGTCG